CTTGTGTAACGTCCACTGAGTTCCTTAGGTACCTTACCGTTCTTGAAGTTAATAACAAAGAAAGAAAAAGGACTGATCTCTTTTGATATTGTAACTTCTGTAACTAACTTCTCTGACTTAGCTACACAGGTTTGGTTTACTGTGTCTTCTGTAAAGTCTAGCATTATGTTCTTCCGTAGGATGGCCTTTTGTTTGCCTGTTTTGTTCTGTACATATCGTTCTGTACGTATGACTTTAAGCGTCTAGCTTGTTGTTCTACTTTAGGGTCAGACCCAGCCTTGAACAAAGAAAAACAAGTTGACTTAGCTTCAGCTAAAAGGTAGGGCAACATGTTGTCATCTAGGTCTGGCTCAAAGCTATCTGAGATAGTAAAGGTTGGATAGACAGTACCGTATGCTCTTGTTCTATTAGCCTCTAGTGTTGTACCTTTAGAAGCATCATACGCATCCATAACGATATGATAGTCATCAAATGATGTATAGTAGCTAGGGTCAACATTGTTATAGACAAACAAGTCTGTGTTGCCTACCTTGTCAGCTATTTTAAGTGAAGCACTAGACTGATCATCCATCTTCTCTAGGAACTCTAAAGGATGGACATAGTAAATACTTTTGTAATTACTTCCTGTGGTAGCTATGTTATAAGACAAACTCTCAATTTGTTTTACATTGTCAGGATACCTAAAGTGTGTAGGTCTTGCTAGTTCAGACAATGAGGTTAGCTTGAGAAGCTGTTGGTGCTCTGGTATATCCCTAGCTGATATGATATTATAATATGTGTCTTCGATGACAGAAGCTATCTGTTCAGCTTCGTTAGTGTCGCTGATAGAGTTCACATCCTCTGAGTCCATGTCGGACAGAATAGATTGAACCATTTCCAGAAGAGTACGTTTCATAACGCTGGCAATCCTTTAACTGTCCAGAAAATAGATGCGTAATTAACATTACCTGCTGAATCAATTTTTGAAAAGATTTCTAAATAATCATTAGTTGCAAAAGTACTATTACCTAGTAGTGCAACTGATCCCCAAGACCCAGAACTAATAGTTCTAATTACATGAGAGCCAGTTAATAAAGAGCCGTTTTTATGTATTTGCCATTCTACATTTTTGTTAGTGCCTGTTGCTTGTGTAGTAGAAATTGCAATGTGTATATTAGCAGAGAGGTTTCTCGTTCCTGTATATGTTATTCTTGCGTTTGGTGAATTACTTACAGTAAAACCATCAGCACTTGAAGAAACTAATGTTGGGTTTAGAACTGTAAAAGATGTAGTAGCTGCATGAACGTAAGCAGGTGTTGTGGCATCAAAAGCTAAGTAAGCGTCTGCGTGTTGATGGGCTGGTGTCCAAGACCCCGAACCAGAACCATTAGCCATATAGATGTCACCACTAAGTGCAGAGGCTACACCTTTAGGTTCATGTAAGTAAGGATCAGTAAGTGAACTGTGATTTACGTTAGCCATATATAGCCCCTGCATCAGTTAAAGATATGATAACATACTTTATCTATCTTGTCAAGAAAAAAATGAGGATGCCCCTAAAAAACTTAGGGACACCCTAGTGTTTTATGGTTCGATGTATTCGATAACCAACTTGGCTTCACCAGCAGTAAAGGCTGCTGTGCCGTAGTTAGCTTCGATGTACACATCCGCTGCACCAACAGTGGCTGTACCACCGACTAGAGCACCGTCACAAGCTACACCCTTGTCGGCTGCGAGAGCCGCAAGAGCAACAGTTGCGTCGATACCGTCAGCATCTACAGTAGCACCTGCTTGTGTGTAAGCACCAATTGTCAACGTAGCTGCACCACCTGAGGTGAAGGCTGAAGTGACAATAAGGCTCGCTGAAGTGATGTACGAACCTGCTGGAATGAAAGCATCGTGATCTTGGGGAGTCGCTGCTGAAGAAGCAAGGTCTGTCCCTGTGATCGTCATTACCAAAGCTTTCTTAGGAGAAACTGCTGTGCCACGCTTTGCTGGAACACCTGCTTCACCAGCCGTAAGGATTTCCAGACCGTCTGCATTAACATATGCCATGATTTAGTCCTCCTTACGCTACTGTTGGTTTCGTGATAACACGAACCATGTTTTCAGGACGATACAACTTGACACCATAACGAGCCGTTGTTACGAACTCATGACGTTGATGGTCTTTGTTGTACTCATAGTCAACCTCAGGCATCTGACGGAAGGCACCCACGAATGGGTTTACTTCTTGTGAAGCTGAGAAGAAGAGGTTAACCTTACCATTGGTGGTTGAGAAGTCACCAGTGCTTGCGCTAAACGCCTCTTCGAGACCTGAGTCAGTTGCGTCTGCCAAGAAGTTTGAGCAGTACACGTCGAAGCCATATACGTTTGCTACGAAACGCATACCAGTTGCGATACCATCACGAACAAGTCCTTCGAAACGTGGGTTGTTTGACACGTTTACGATGTTACCTAAAGTGTTCAATGCGTATTCAACTGAAGGATCAACGATAGCAACCAAGTTGTTATCTGGAACGCTTTGCTTTTTAAGGGCATAACGAGCATATGCAAACTCTTTAAGGGTGATTACCTCACCTGATCCAGAGGCTGCAACACGCATCTTAATGCCGTTAAGTGTTTCTTCTGAGTTAGCAGAAACACCAGCTTCAGGGGCAGCAAGAGTGGTTGACTCAAAGTGCTCCATGATTGCACGTTCTTGTTCAGGGACAAAACGAGACATCAGTTCGTTAGCATAGAATGTGTCTTGTTCTGCTTTCTTCGTCATGTAAGTAGCTGATGACAGATACTTGTCAACGGAGAATGTGAAGTTACCTGTGTCGAGTGGACGATAAGTAACTGCACTGTCTTCAGAGTAGTTGTCTACCTGTGCCTGACCGATAGAGGGGATGTTGAAATTGTTTCCATCAGGAAAACCATCAAGCATACGCACATATCGCTGTGCCATCATCTCATCACGCAGAATCTCTTTGAGTTCTGTTGAGTAGACTTGAGCACGTTGCAGGAACGAGGTATTAGATGTGGTCATTGCCATTTCTAAGTTCCTTCCTTATGCACCAAACTTGTCACCAAGACGGGCTTTGTCTTCAAACATTTGCTGTTGTGTCTTGGCTGAATAGTACATGTTACGATTTTCCCTACGTAGTTTTTGGTAGTAAGACCAATTACGTTCCGTAGAGGTTTGCATACCGACACCTTCGGTACGAACCGAACCTTGAGTTATAGGACTAAAGGTTTTCTTTGGTTCACCGATAAGAGCAAAGAAGGCAGAAGGAGATTCAGCAGCAATGTCACGCATACGTTCCAATGACATACCTAACTCAAATGCTTTCTTTTCGATCTCAGCCTTGGCTTCAGTGCCAAAACTTTTCTCTAGCTCTGCATCAACTTGAGCAAGATTACGTTTAATAATACTCTCTTGTTCTCGTTGAGTAAGTGTCTGTTCGACTAGGCTCTTCAGGTCTTCCTCATTAATAGGTGCAGTGGTGTTCTGGCTATTAATGCTACTTTTATCTTGAGACACCCCAGAGTTTACTGTAGTAGATTCAGTGGCCTTACTCTGAAGTTGTTCGAAAACTTCCTTTTGGTACTGTGACTTCTTGAGGTCTTCTCTCATTTCTTCGAGTTGAGCCTCTAAGTTTTTAATGTAGCCATCAGCTTCTAACTTGCCTTTGGCTAGTACCTCAGGGTCTTTCCAGTTTTCTCCCTTAGTCTCTACGAGCTTCTGTAAGTACGAATCCTGTGGTGGGGCTTCTTGTACTTGTTGCTCTGCCTGAGTTTGGTCTGTGGTTGGACTCTGCTCAGAAAATACCATAATGTTATTCCTTGTCTAGGTTGATAATATCAAGCACCTTGGTTAGTGCTCTGTTGTAGCCGATACGATCAGCTTGCTTGTAGGCCCATGAGGGGCTGTCATAGTCAGCCTCTGGTCCTGTATCCTTGAGCATAGGCTCAAGTATTTCTCTGAGGCGGTCTAAGCTTTCACGGTTTGACAAGATTTTTTGTCGTAGCTCAAACTTTTCCTCAGGTGTTTTGCATTTAGAAAACCAATAGGACTTCATTATTTCTTTTTCATTGGCTTCTTAGTTGTGTTCTTGTAAGGTTTGACCTTGCCCTTTTTATATGGCATCTTATAGTCCTTTCTCAATAGCAATTTCTTGTTCTTCCTCTAGTTGGACTTGAGCTTCTATTGACATCTTCTCAGTCTGCATTTGCTCAAGGATAGCTACGTTCTCCGCAAACAAGGTAGGCTCACCTAACTCATCAGCCAAGATACGAGCAAACTCTTTGCCTGACATATGGACAGCTATAGCTGGGTCAGCTAGTTTAAGTTGGTATAGCTGAGTAATATTCTGTACTCTCTGTGCTCTTTCAGCAAAGTGTCTAGCACCCATAGGCACTATCTTACCGTTAGCTTTGATGTCTTCCTTGGTGATCTCTTCAAAGAAAAAGACACCAGTATCTTCATTAAGGACTCTGATAGTGTCAGCATAATCCATGTTACGTCTAGCTGCTTCTAGCATAGCATTGAGGATAGGTTCTAAGAAAACTCTTTCGAAGTGTGCAGTCTTATGCTGGAAGATACGACCTGCTGCTGTCATCAATTGGTTTACTTCGAAGGCTGTCTTCTCACCTGCACTACGGATACCCATAGCTTCC